TACCAGTAATATCTCGTAATGCTTGTCTATAAGTTGCCATATTAGATGGTATGGACGTACCTAATTCAGTGTGCATTGCAACAACATAATCAGTTTCTGCAAGCAATCTATTTCTTTTAGCTCTTAGTAAGGCTAATTCTTTGGCAGCAAACTCTGCATCTGTTAATTGATAAGAATCAAAGATTGCTTGTTCTTCAGAAGTCATATCTCTGGCAGTTCCGTCAACGATTGTTTTTGTCATAATTTATCCTTTCTTATGTTATTCCGTAAAGCCTATAGACCTGCCCTGCAGGAAATTCATCTCCTGTTAGACCCAGTTTTAGATGTGTAATTACATCTCCATTATCTGCACCATCTTCAATAGCCCCACCTCCAGTAGATACTTGTATACCATCTGTAAAAGATGAAGCAAGGTTATTACTAGCTTGAATTGTATTTGAATGTACACTTGATAATAATCCAGTTGTTCCAAAATTGTTTAAAAATAACCTTGTAGAACCAGAATCGCCTTTTTTTATTCCAAAGGTAAATTCTATTCTATCAGCACCATTAGTATCTATATATACACCTGCAGTTCCTGCATCTATAACTGAGTAACCATAACTGGTATCATAAGAACTTTCGCCACTACGTTTTAGAGTACAAAATAATTTTTCATTTCCACCACCACCATGCCGCCAAACTATATCTAAAATAAATGAGTTGTATCCACTTGGAATTGATATTTCAATCGTTGCACCATTGCTTGAAGTAGTTACTGTTGAGAGTAAAGTTGTTGCACCGCCACCTGCTTCTGCCCATGTCATTCCACCTGTAGCAGCAGACTGTGCTGTAAGCATAAAGCCATTAGTTGGTGCATTGGATACTTTAAGATTTGCTTCGTCTACTACGTTTCCTGCTATTACTGTAGCACCATCTGCTGTACTGGTTACTTCTCCAGAGTGATTCGGATGAACATAAGCATTACTTCCATCAGCTACATTAATCATAGTTCTTAGGTTAGCAGGTGTAATTTCTTCTATTACTCCTGCACTAGAAGAATCTCTACCTAGTATTCTATCGGTTGCTGATACGTTTTGAATTTTTGCATATGTTACAGCATCAGCACCAATAGTAATAACACCTGTGTCTGCCATTGTTGCATCACCAGATAATATATTATCAATCCACTTGCTTGTAGCAGTATCGTATAACAACATAGCACCATCAGCTACTGAAGTAAGGTTAGTGTCTGTTAAAGAATTTAAAGTTGTTGGAACTGCAGAATTCCAAGCAGATCCTGTCCAATAAAATAATGTATTGTTTGAAGAATTAAAATACAATGCTCCAGTTGCTAAAGCATCTCCATCATTATCTTCACTAGGAGCAGAAGATTTAGATCCTAAATAAACATCATCAAAAGAATCTAAGGCCGTTACTGCTGCATTTTGTGCTGCTACTGCTGCATTTTTAGCTACTACTGCTGCATCTTCTGCTGTTTCTGCATTAGTTTCTGCAGTTTCTGCTGCTGTTTCAGATGCTGCTGCAGCTGTTGCAGAAGAAGCTGCTGCAGTTGCTTTAGTTGTTGCAGTAGTTGCTGAAGCTGCAGATGAAAATGCATCTACAATTAATGCCCAATGATCTGTATCAGTTAAAACATCTCCAATAGCAGAAGTAGCTACACAAATATAAATATTGTTAAGTTGTGCTGTTGTTGTTCCTTTTACTATATCTCTAACATTAAAAGCTGCTGTTGTTGTTGTAGCAGAATTTCCTTTAAATGTTCCTAATTCTTGAGCAATTGATAATTCACCGCTTGTATCAAATGATAAAATTTTATTAGCACGACTTGTTGCATTGTTTGTAAATTCCGTAGATGTCATAGTATTTGTACGAGATATTTTTATTGAACGATTTACTTGTTCTTGCAATTCTTGTGCTAAAATAACCGAACGATCAAATGCTCCTTCTACAGTTTCTGCTGTAAACGGATCATTTTCAACAAGATCAACGGATTGTGTTTGCGGTGTAGAACGTCTTAATACAACTGTTTCTGTATTAGCAGGTGCTGTACCAAAAGTAATATTACCACCAGAAGCTACTCCCACTCCTGATACAGTATAATGTGTTCCTTTTCCTTTTACAGTTTCTGCACCTGTTGCTGCTCTAATTATAACTTGTATTTCGTCATCATCTAATATTTTGTAGTTATAAGCAAAGACTGTAGTGCTAGCATCTCCGCTAAAACTTCTTGTAGATGTTGTTGTTGTTATAGTCATTTTTTAATCCTTTTATTAATTGTACATTAATTTTTAATATTTTCCAATTTTTATTTCTTAGCTTTTAATTTTTTAAGTGTTTCTAATGAATCTTTTGCTATTTGATTCATATTTATATATAAATCATCTATTTGTTGTCTTTTCTCATTTGGTGTCATATCTTTATGATTATTAATTATTGTTATAAGATCTCCTTGTCCCTTTAATACAGGAGCAACCCCTAAAAGTATAACATTACCTTCCCCAAATTTTGGAATTAGTACATCCTTTTGAAAATTAATTCCTTCTTTAATTTTTAAATCAGAAATCATATTATTGTATGTGTTTTGTAATTTAACTATTTTTTTATATTTATCCCAAAAATCTTGTATTACTTTTGTATTTAAACTAGGAGTACGTATTACAAAAGATTTTATTATAGGTATATCTGATAAATTTTTTACCCAATTATCTGACCAAGGTTTTGGAGGTGGAGTTTTTACAAGATTTAATTCAATTGCAATTTTATCTATACCTTGTAATAAATATTTTCCTAATCCTCCTGTCCATCCTTTTATATAATTATCAACTTTTACAGGACTATCTAAACTTGGCCCAAATAATTCGTCTTGTCCTGTAAAATCTCTAAAAGCTGCAAAAGCATTTGCAATAAATTTAGCAGTTTCAGATGTATTAGGTGTGTATTGATATTCTGGTAATATATCTTCATGCTTTCTAGAAACAATAGGTCTATCTGTAAAAAGATTTTTATTTGCAGCATCTTCAATAAATGCTTTTGCAAATTCTGGTATAGGAGTAAATGTGCTTAAAAGACCTTTTGTTATATCGTTAAAACTTTCTTTAAAAGGTTCTGGATCTTTACTATAGGCCCAATCTAACATTCTTTCTGGAAGTGTTCCAAAAATCCAACCAATTTCAAAAGGTTTAGGTAATCTCCAAACAGTTTCTTCTGGTGTTCCTTCATTTGTAATAATAATCCAATTTAAATCTTTTTGCCATTGTGGTAAATTTTTG